ACCCGACCCATTGCCATTGGTACAGGCACCAAAACCACTCCAGTTCGAATTCTGACTGGGATCACAGAATGAGACCCAGTCTTCATTCATCGGTTTATAGTGTAACCGGACGCGTAATTTGCGGTGCGTGTACACTTAGTTTGCTAAGATGGTTTTATTCATTAAACCCGTCAAAACAGCCCTTTTAAGGGCCATTTTGACGGGGGTTAAAGGCTAGATATAGTCCTCATATCGAGATGGCTTTTTAAAGCCCTCTCGGGTCACTCTTCGGTTTACTGTCCGCTCAGATGGAAGCTCCCAACCCTTCGACTCCGCCACCTCCTGTGTCTTACAATACGCTTCACGAACGCTTGTAGACCGAGATTCATTATAGACGGCTAAAAAGTAATCCCATGCAGCCTGACTGAACTCGACAGGAGTGCCTTCACTGTTCCATTTAGGCTGAAGAGCAGAAGACCACTCCCCGCGTGGTTTCCCCTCTATCAAGCGGTACCATCGATATAATGTTGAAACGTTGGAGTCGAATTTACCGGCAGCCATCTCCCAAGCAGTCCGTGGCGGCTTACCTTTTTTTATCAGCTTGAGGGCATACTCGATGGCCTCACAGCGAACCTTTACTGACTTTGCCATTATATCCCCCTTAAACTGACCGCAAATGCGGAGTACTGCCCACCTGTTTCGATAGCGCCAACAGCGAATCATCCAACTCTCGCAAGATACTATTAAGCAGTATGGCGAAGTGATCAGGGTTAACAAGATGCATGTTGTCGCTCCCATCAGCAGACTGAGCTAATAGTTCGTCAATCGCATGGAGTTGAGATGCGCAGGTCTGCGCACGGTCTATAGGTGTTTCTTGATATCCAGCCATGATGGCCTCCTGAGAGTTTAGTTAGTAGTTGCCACTATAAAGTGGCGGGACTCAACTACCGCTCTCAGGCGGCGCAGGGTATTCCCATTGCTGGTATTGTATTTCCCCATCTCATCCCGCAAGAAGGAGCTTACACGAAACCAAACATTATTGCCGCAGTGCATCTGAGAGTAGTAGTAAAACAACATTAATCCATCTTGATCCCCGTGTCAATAGTCGCATTTCACACGTCTAAAATCAGTTTACACACCCACCTTTCCGACCACCGCCGAAGCGGTATTTTATCGCCAGCATATTCAGCCCGGTGTCTTTCTGCTCAAGAGAACTGATGTGCAAAAAGAACATTTTATAATCCCCGTATCGGTAGCCAAGCTCACCCATACCGAGACCATTTGGCCACGACTCCCCGTTTGAGCGTACGCTATCATACTGCTCAGCGTGAGCGCCCACCCCAGCCTCAAGGTAAAGACCATCAGCAAGCAACACGGATGGCAGCAGTAGTACCGCTAATAAAACGCACCTCATCGCACCAACATCCTCATTAAGCGGTCAGACGTGCCATACCATATATACCTGCCATCAAAGGCTACACCATAAGACCAATCCATTAGCTGCTGTGTCTGTACCCACATCAGGTCTTTAAATACAGTTATCGACTGAAACTGGAGTCCCACCGCATAAATCGAATATCCATCAAATACAACCTGACCGACATCTGAGGTGCCAGCAGTGTACGGTAACTCCATAATCGTTTGATGCGTGTCTATGTCTATCTGAATTAAGCGATCACGTCCCCGAGCAGTGACCCACATCGTTCGGCCGTCAAATATAGGCCAGATGGGGGAATCACCAGCAACCAACGAAAAACTAGTCACACTATCGTCAACAGGATTTAAAAGTGACATCGTGTCATTAGCACTATTGGCTATCCAGATATGAGACCCATCAAAACACATCCCCCAGGGTGATGCGCCAGCGGCTAATGCGATCGTTGAAACTACAGTAGCACTTTCCGGATCAATTTTAGACAAGTTGTCCGTTGTTGAATTGGCGACATAAACAAACCCATTAACATAGACCAATGACCGCGGGCCACGGCCAACTAAGATAGGCCCCAGTATCGTTCCATCGGAAATAGTCACACGATAGACAGAATCATCACCGATGCCGCTCTCATTAGCCAGCACCCACAAGTAAGTGCCATCATCGATCACAGGCCCCTCGACGCTTGACGGGCCAAAAGAATAAAGACCCACGACAACCATCGTTACAGGATCAACTTTAATCACAGTATCGATGCCATTATTTGTGGCCCAGATAAAACCAGCGCCATAATACACACCGCTGATAAAACTAGATGTAGGAGATACAATATGATTCATAAGGTCTGGCTCATACGTTAATCCCAGCGATGCAGCAGCAGCCGGGCTATTAGCTGCACGCCCATACTGCCTACTATTCAAAGCATCTGATATCTGCGTATCATTCTCGGGGTCTAAAGTCTCACCAGCAAAATCCTCGACCACTGCCACCAGCTCACGCTGCACGGTATTAGCCCAGTTGGCTCGTAAATCCGTGGGCGTAGACGTCTCACGAAACTCACCGTTCACATCAGCAGTAGGGGTATCGTTACCTATTTTATGCATGTCGCTGCACCTCGTAATTATATGTAATTGAATAATCGGCTGCCGCACCGTATGTAAATGTAGGCACGGTGTGCGCCTGGTTTAACCGCATAAACGCACACTCTAACGCCTGCTCGTTACCATAGCTCCGCAGTGGGCTACCAACTTGATGACCAGCGCCAACACCAACACTAAGGCGCTGCGCTTCAACACCTGGCACAACAATCTCGTAGTGATATGGCGTTATTTTATCGATGATCGATACCTCAAACCCCATGCGTGACGCAACGCTAATTAGATACGGGATGTTATGCCCGCCAACGCCCAGGTATTTACCAACCACCGCCGCGCGGCGTTCTTCGAGCGTGGGTGCGATCGTATTACTACACGCATCCGGCAACCCTAATGCGCGCTCCCAGTCGTCGATCATTTCAACTGTAGTGCGTGGGTCAGACTCTTCCTGTAAATCATCCGCGCGCTGTTCAACTCGCGAAAACTCATCGCCGATCGCGTGCATCAATGCAGCCATCATTGAAAACAGGCTACGCGTCCAGGCACGGCCACGCGGCAACAGACTCAACAACTGATCACGATAATCAATCGATGTCATAGCCATGTAATAAAACCTACGACGGCGATCTCGCTCGGCAGTGACGTGACATCAGTGACCAGCCCGGTAATGGTGTGATCTTCTTCGCCGTCAACGATTGATATCGCCTCGTTAATCTGGGACAGATAAACGCCGCCACCTGGTACTGCACGGCGTCGAAACAGATCATTAATCTCAGCCTCAGCATCTGCACGAATCTGCGCGGTGTCCGGTGTAATCGCGATAGTCATATCAATGGGCTTTGTGGTCGGAGCGGCAGCAGTCACCGCCGCAGTGGCCGGGCGTTTACTATCTAATAGTGTTTGCAGTGTCGCCACATCACCCAGTAACGGGATGCCATCGCCATACGTGTCATCCATCATAAATCTCACCACGACCGTGCCATCGCCATCTTCTAATGGGTATGACCACGCACGCGTGATGCCCGCCATACCGAGCGCCCATGAAACATAATCACTCTCACTGCCACCCTGCGTTGGTTGCTGCCAACGAGCCAGCACGCGCACACGATAGTCATCAATAGCCTCAATGTCAGCGCCGCCGGTTAAACCGGCCACATCAACAATAGTCGAGCTGTTAACCCCCGCGATCGGCTGCACCAGGGTCATCGCAACGCCTGGCAACGTCACACCCGCCGCGCCAGCATCTAATGCCGTTACCGAAACAGTAGCAGAGCCAGAGACCACCGTTACCAGCGCATCCGTTAAAAACTCAACACCATCGGCGCGCTGCATTTTTGTGCCCGCAGGTATATCAATACCGTCTGTACCTGTAAAAACAACATCGCCCTGTGCCGTTGTCGCTGCATTACGCGCAATATCGCGCACGTCACCGTGGCGTAATAGCCATTCATCATCTGCCGTGTCAGGTAAAATCTGGAGGCTAATCCATTGCAAAAAACCGTATAGCAGATGCACTGCGCCAGCGACCACATCCGCGATCACGCCCAACACTGACAATCGCAGGCGCGATTCAGCCCCCGGCATACGCGTATTGATACTTGAACGCATTCGGGTTTTTAACTCTTCAAGGGAAGGCCTAGTAAACGCCATTTAATTGCGCACTCCATATGTCTTCGAATTTAAACGTCGCGGTACCGTTTGGTTTAACAATCTCAATTACCAGCAACATCACACCATCACGACTCCACTCAGCGTGCGCAGCAACAGCACTCGCCACGCCGTCGTCAATCAACCATTGCAACGCCTCAGTGCTGTAATACTCCGCCCGGTCTAATGTCTCTTTCGTTGTTGTCGCTCGCTCTAGTAGCCACAGCCTCGAACCAAATATGCGAGACCACCAACCACGTTTATCATCACCATCAAGCAGCTCATCATCATCTACTCTCAAGTCAGTAAACAGGCTAAGGATCACCGCATTTTCAAGCCCGCTATGTGTAGTCAGATCACCGCGATCGAGTGATATATCAAACGCGCCGCTGTCATCTTGTTTTAATGCAATATCACTCATGCCATCGGTACCGTTGGCGCGGCCGCTGTTGTACCGCTCACCTGTTGTGTATGCACGTTATAGATATCTCGCATAGCTTGCACCGTGCCGGTGGCGTCACTCAGATCGCCATCGGCAGCGATATTGCCAGTTGCTTTGATGTTGCCGTTAAAGGTTGAGTCTCCAGCGTTAACGGTAAGCGCCAGGCTTGTGTCGATGGTGACACCATCGGCACTAAGGGTGATTGTCTGGCCACGAAAGTCATAAACCGCTACATCACCGTTAGGTAGGTTTTTGATTCGATAGCGGGAGTCTGTGGCGCACACAGCGATGCGGTATCCACCGAGGCACAACACCAATACTTTTGCACCAACCAGCGGGGTACTGGTGAAACCATATAATTCATAGTAGGCCACGCCATCATCGGGCTGGCCTGCCTTTGATGCGAACTGCAATAGCGTTACGCCATTGCTCGTATCCACGCCGGTGATTGTTGCGCGGTTGATCATGTTGGCGATGCGGCGGCGCAGGCGAGATAGTAAACGTTGGTAAACGTACTTCATGAAGTACTCACAGGCAGTGGTGGCACGTACACATCATCATCAATCTTCCTGGGCAATGGCACAATGTCCAGCGCCTCTTTAGGCATCACGGTAATGCTAGTAGTGCTCTTTTTATTCCGCGAGTATTCAACACTCACAATTAAACGCTTCCCTTTAATTCGTGAGCGCGAGTCATCAATATCAACCAGTGTGTTAGGTCGCCATAACCCCGTTTTATGGCGAAAACCACTCACCACATAAGTGATCGGCTGGCTCTCACCAAAGCGGTCGTTACGCTCGCGTAGACCATAGCGCTCAACATCGCCTAATGTTACCGAGTCATCTGGGTCAATCACTTTAGTACGCGCCTTGCGTACGTCCTCATCCAACACCACCGCATCTACCTGCACCGACTCATCATCCGGGTCATCTAGATACGAAACCTCACCTTGGCCCACTACCATGTATTTATAAAACCGGTCGCGTACGCTATTCGTCGCATTCGCGCTAATGATGTTTTTGCCCAACACCAACGCGGTCGGTGCTACCTCAGTACCGGCACGGGTGATTAACAGGTCACCTTCGGGTGTATCGGTGAGAATCACACCGCGTTCATCTGCGAGTTTCTTTAAAAACTCGATATAAGTCTCACCCACCTCAATGGTCGCTTTAGCAAAGGCGGCATCGATATCGGTAACGCTCGCATCAACGACAACTTTAAGACCAAAAAGATCACAACAAAAGGTTGCCAACTGCACAAACGTCTGGTTAATAAACGGCGCATGTATACCCGAGCTATCAATCAGGTCGCGCAGTTTGCTACGGCCTTTAATCTTAATCAGGTGGCTGTTTTTATCGTACGCAACATTAAACTCATCGACATAACCACTCATTACCAGTGCGTCATCAATCAGCAAATCAAACGCGTCATCAGGCGAGATCGGCCAGCCTGTATCATTACCCGCCCACGCCTCAGTTAACGTCGCCTCAAAGCTATCGCTGATCATCTGCACGCTAGAACGTGCGGTGAACGATTTCCAGCCACGGTATTTCACACCATTTATTTTCAGTGCGATGTCAGACATCCAGTACCTCCAGCGCCTCACCACCTAATACAAAACCGGGATGGCTAATTTTATTACGCGTTACCAACTCATCCGCCCGCGTGGCATCACCATATAACTGATGTGCCACCACCAACGCAGGTAGTGTGGCCGATGGTGTGTAAGCGGTGAGTTTAGGTAGTTGTGCGCCACGTTCACGAAGGTCGATCATCACCGTTGCTTGCAAGGTGGTTAACGCGGCATAGACCTCATCACTAATCGGTGAACCATCGACCACGCTTTCACTAGATGCATGGGCTTCAATGGCGGTGGCGATATCGCCTGCATCACGCAGGGCATCGTCCGATGTTAGATATTGCATACTCGCTGTGACATTGGCAGCCTCAGCCATCGCGGCACGCTGCACCAGGTGTTGCAGTGCCTGTATGTTACCCACTGTTTTTTTCTGGCTTGCCGTGGCAGTTGAATAACTACCATTTGAACCGGCATTAAACAGGCTTTTATAAATGTTTAAAGCGCGCCCTGGTTCTCCAATGGTGATGCGAATGCGATTCACGCCGCCCACGATCGCGCCCGCCATTTCGGCAGGGGAGCGAATCAAATCAGCGATCGGGCCGGTCACGTTGCCGATGGCATCATCCACCGCCGCCATTGTGGCTGCGATTTCATCAGTGACGGCCTGCACAGCATCCGCCGCCTGGCCCAGCACATCGAAGCTGCTGGAAAAGTCTTCCACCGCCTGAACCAATGTCTCATCAGCCGCGTTTTTGGTTTCTTCCTCTGTGATCTCCGTAATCGTTGGTTGTGGGAAGTCACTGCCCACCACACAGGTAAAGGAAAACTCAGCCCGACCGCCCTTTTTAGTGCGATGCGTTACCCGAGGCTTAATAATGGAGACCTGCATCGCGCCATAAAAAGGGAGCTGTAATGCACCAGAACCAGGTTCGTTAATCGCGGCAATTAATTTATCACGCTCGATATCGAAATTTTCACCGGTGACAAAAACGCTCAATTGGAACTGGTTTTTAGCTGGCCCACTATCCTCCACCCAGGGAAGCGCCGCTAACGGGTACTCATGCACCTCATTGTTACGTCCAAACTCCAGGGCATCAGTGCGTAGTAAAAACAGTGCGTTACGGAACTTTCCGGCGTAGTAGCTCTCGCCATCGATGGTGATCAGTCGATCTCGCCAGCTCATAGTGATATCCTTGGCTGACGATATAACGAATAAGACAATTCACCGAGGGCGAAATGATGCGAGCTTTGATACTGATGATGGCTGTTTTTATGGGTAGCGTGAACGCTGAAGAAAAACGTGAGCATTACTATACGATTAATGATGGGTATGATTATGCATATGAACTCAAAAGTGGGCCGAAGCTGTTCTCTATTATTTACCTTGGTGAGAAAGAAGGTGCATACCAAATTGTTGATACTAATGGTATAGACGCTATCATTTATCAAGCAGATAAAAATGGAAGTTTCGCCAAAGTTTTCAAATACAAGAGAAACACATTTCGAGGAAGTAGCATGCTTAAACTGAACCCCAACATGGCAGTAACGCAAGCGTTTCTTGACGCATGGAACGGACGGCTTAAACAGTTCGTGGACAATAAGGGAAGGTACACATGGGTTGATGGCCGCAAAGGGAAAGTCAAGACAGTGGCTAATCATTAGTCCACCACCATACCAGTCTGTACTTGCAACTCAAGTCTCTCGTCTGCTGATAATTGGACATCACGAACCTGACCATCTTTAAGATCAACTTCAATCGTTGCCTTAGCCTCACCCATCTTATCCGCAGCAGAATCCATTTTCTCCGCTGCTAGGCCTAATGTTTCTAACAGCTTATTCCAGTCTTCAATCGCCTGCGTCTCAATGGCGCGGCCCTTGACTCGATTATCATAAAACGAACCGCCCATCTCTCCCGCCGTGATGCCTGCCCCGACCCAACCGAGCAGACGGGCAAAACCGCCGACTGAGTAACCACCGGCTTTATGTTTCACATCATCAGGCAGGTCAAGGAAGGGCACCACTGCACTGTTGCTCCGCTTGCCACGGCCGCCACGCTTGCCGCCTCTACCTTTACCACCGCCCAGGCCAAAGCCTTCACCTGGCATGTTTACTACATAAACAGGGGTCACGCCTGCCGCTTCTTCCAGCACCTTGCCGGTAGCCACGCCACTGGCCACGCCGAATATCTTACCGCGCATTGCTTTAATGCCTTTGCCGCCGTAGCGTGTTGCCAGCGCAGCCGCTACCACGGCCGCCACACCACCACCCACAAGTTGATTGCCCGTCAAGTCCAGCTTATCTTTATCTAAGCCAAACTTAATCGCATCGGATATCACTTCATTAATTGGCCCGGTAAAGCCATCAGCTGCCTCACGCAGCACCGCTTTTAAACGGCCGGTCTGATCAACTGCATTATTCAATGCATCTGGCAGGTCTCGCGCAATGGTGCCTGCAGCATCTTCAATCACCAGTACTTTTTCATTCACGTTATCCAGTGCATCACCAGAAAACAACAACGCCAGTCCCTTTTTAGTATCCAGATCCGTCTGCCCAAAACCGGCCTGCAGGAAACGAGCACGCTGCTTATCACTCGTTAAACTCTGGTAAATATCACGCATATCTTTCAGCACATCAAAGGCGGGGCGTGATGCGTCATTTTCATCGTAAAAAGGGACGCCTAGTCTCTTTTGCGCGGTGCGCTTATAGTTTTCATTGGTAAACAGGCGCAGCGTACTGTCTGCCAGTGTTGCCAGGCGCTCGGGATTGCGCTCGATCTCAGATAACTCTTCGATGAAACCGAGTGTCTGTGAGAACCCAAGATTTGCCCGTTTTGCATTCTGACCAACACGGGCAAAAATACCGGAAAGGTCTTCCAGCTCGGCATTACCTAAACGGCCTGCAACCACCATCTTGTCGATTAACTCAACCGCCAGCCCTGGTTGCGAGAGATCAAAATCAAACGCCTTAGCAGCCACCGTTAAACCACCAGACAATACACGAGGATCGGAACCCGTTACCGCGCTAGCGGGGTTGATAGCAGCAATGGTGGCTGATGACTTTCGCCAGTCCAGGCCGGACTGAATCAAATCATTAAAACCACCCTTTAACCCCTCAAGCTCCTGCCCGGTGTCGCGTGTCAGCTCGAACAGTTCAGCGCGTAATTGCTTTACCTGGTCAATGTTTGACCCAGCGGTTTGACCAATCTGGGTGAGCGACTTTGTTAACTTTGCATTTTGCATCAGCAGCGCCGTGGTGCCGATGGTTAAACCCAGCGATGCAATCTTGCCCTGAATGCCACCAAAAGCGTTTCTGAGTTCTTTTAACTCACGTCGTGCCTGTGTAGAAAAACCGGCAACACCGCGTCCAGACTTACGCAGGCCACGCTCAAATTGGCGCGCCTCCAGAGTCAGTCTCGTTGATACCATTAATTCATTCATTTTTCTTTCGTCAATACACTCAGGTAATAGGCAAATTCATCAGCAGGCAAAGCAAGCAACTCACTTCTTGACCAGCCCGTTTTCATCGCTAGCAATAACAGGCGATTCCATAATGGGGTATGGGTTTTTACTCTTACTTTCCCAGTCTGTCTAACTCCGTTTGCTTAGCGCGTAATATCTTATAATCCGCCGGGCTAAGCTCGCCGATCATGCTAAACAAGAATGGCCCCTTAAAGTCACCCACGCGCACTAACTGTGTCGCCATCATTGCGCCGTTAAAACTCAACACCGAATCAACAGAGGCATCTTGCTCTGCATTAAACATTTCTTGCATCGAACCGACCGGACGCATCTCAAACTCTTTATGAGTTTTTTCGCCGATCTTCATACCATCTTTAAAAGTACCTGTTATTGTCTCGCTCATCTTTTCCATCCTTATTTTCTAATCAATTGTGTTCAGTGCTATTACATACGTTCTGCAATACCACCAATCCGCCATGCAGCCTTACCAGAGGGGTCATATTCAACAAGGCCAATCGTGTAAGCCTCGCGCAGCATGTATCTCACGCCAGTGTTCGTTTCAATCACAGCCACAGCCCCGCGAATTCTATTCACCTCATCAATATCGACCCCGTTTACTAGCAACAGGTTAGTTGTCAAGGTGGCTGCAACTTCACTTTCATCATGAATAAGAATTTCACCATGCAATTCAGGCTCGCCAGCTGAATCGCCGCCGGGGTTAAAGGCACCTTTGTGGTCAGTCGGATAACGCTTTCCATCCACGGTCTCTACAATTACTTTATTGACAGATTCCATCACTCTCTCTCCTTTAGCGACGCGTTTGTGTGTTGATAGCCAGCACACCGAGCGGTCTAACATGCTTTGGCTGGTCTGCAATATTCAGGCGCGTTTTAACATCAGCATCGATCGCTGCGAGCGCCGTTGCCTTATAACCTTCGTAATCTTGCACCCAGCCTTTAGCCTCCTGATTACGGTAGAGGTTTAGCATTACTACCAGCGCACTTTTTGGCTGGATCATCTCAACGCCGGGCGCGGGTCGCGCATTATCCTCAGCCAACAAGTGGCGCGCATAAGGGGCAAACGTGGCTATCTTCTCGAAGCGTACACGCTCACGTAGCTCGACATCATTCACCAGCAGTAGCGCATCGTCTTCTATACCTGCGGTATTCTTCTGATACATCGTGATGACCCACTGAAGATAAACCTCACCATCAGCGCCCACGGTTGAGGTGCTGATACCATCAAACAGTGCAAGATTGTTCTCTTCTTCTGTCCAACGATCTATCGGCTTAGGTGCCAATACATACCCCTCAACAGCAGGCACCTTAAGACCATTCATCTGCTTTGCAGGGTGTTTAGCTAGTGAATCAGCGCTGATAATTCCGCACATCGCAGCCCAAATCCAGACTGGCGCGGGTGATATCATCGTGCCAAACGAGGTCACGTGACCGCTATTACGACCGTTACCATAAGTAGTGCTAGATGTATGCGTACCACGGTGCGCAGTAAACGAGCGACTCCCTTGCTGGCGCGGTGGCTGGTAATTAAGTTCGAGCTGCGTCTCGATGATAGTGAGGTTAGCCGCATCAGTGTAAGGATGAATGATGTAGTTATACCAATCGCTACCCATAGCATTAATGGCATCGGTGACATCCGGGTTGGTGGTGCCACCCGTCATGGTGGCAGCACCAAAAGCAACAGCGGTACCGGCGGGTGTCTTTTCGCCGTAGTAGTTCATCCGCAAATCAATGCTGTTCCCTGTTTCGCCATCATGACGCGCGACCAGGTTTATCTGGTTGGCATTTACGCCGTCCACTGCGGCATCAACCGAGCGGCGACCATCCGCATTAATAACATCGGCTGCGGCAGTTGCCTGCACATCCTGCGTGTCACCGCTTGCCACACCAATCTTATAGCGACGGCCACCAATGTAAGCGACATGTGTGCCAGCCTCGGTCGCGCTGCCGGTAAACGTCATCGTTTGAGTGCCGGCGACACCAGCAACGTCGTCATCAAGCGCAATTCCCCAGGTCTCAAAAAACGGATTAACCGCCTTGATCACGCGGAACATCTCAGCAATCTGTGAGCCACGCCCCCAGTACTCTTCAGCTTGAGCAGCATTGGTAATACGGCGCGCCTCACCAGCGGCCACGGTACCTGTTGCGAGGCGTTGCCCCCAGACGCAGGCATTAAGTACCTGCTTAGTGGAGGCACTAAGATTTTCGTTAAACTCAATCAGTACCTTTGGAATACGGATGTTTTCTGGGATGAAATTAAAGTCCATCGCTTATTGCTCCTTTGCTGGGGCTTTACTGGCAGCCTTTAGTGGTTTAACTGGCTGTGTTTCTTCGACAGTTTCTCTCGCCTTAGTAAAACGCTGGTTAATATCTTTACCCGCTGTTTTTTGCGCCGCTTTTTCGGCTTTCTCGAATTCTGTTTTAGTGATACTCACCAAATCTTTATCCGCCATGCGGCGCTGATAAAAAATAACATTAGGAACCAGTGCGCCGTGCGGTGGCATGATCTTGCCGCCGCGATCTGGCATACGGACCACCGCACCTTCAAATCCTGGCTTTACATAAATATCTGCTTTCTTGCCCATTTTTGGCTCCTGTTATTGAAACGTTGTATCGATGTTTGTGGTGGGTACGTTTTCACCCTCACTGCTTACGCCAGTGTGGTTTAGGAATTGATCAAAATCAGCGCTATCACTAATGCCGCCAATCGTCATCCACTGCGACCAGGTAAAGCCCCACATCGCAACAGCGTTTTCTTTTAGTGCGGTAGAATAAAGATTACGGCCATTTACCTTTTCCGGGGGGCGGCGTACCTCATCCATACCCCAGTGGTTATCAGTGAGATGTACGGCGAGGAAGTTGGCGAGTAACATCGCGGCTTCATCCCGTCCAATACCCGGTTTGTCTTTGGTAACGATGATCGCGGCAAAAGCGATATCGGCATAGTCACCGAGGGCATCGCTATCAATGCCACCCAATGCACCGGTTGATATGAATATGCACGGCGCTTTAGCACCGATACTCTTAAGCTCTTTCGATTCGAACTTACCCGCGTGGGGTTTAACGACGACATTACCAAGCGCAGCGATAACAGGCATATTGTTGGCGATATCATCAATCACACCCTGGCGAAGTTCAAAAAGGTTTCTCATTAGTGCATTACCCGCTCGATGTGATCTTCAAGAAAGAGATCCACTATATGTTCGATGTCGTCCAGGTTCTCTTGAGAAAAACCAAGATATTCACGTGCGGGGTGATTGGGCCGGTCTACTTCTTCGCCGCCGAATTGTTGAATGGCGGCATAGACCAGGTTGCTACCGAACTCACCACCGGAACCATCAAGATAAATAAACGGTGCCAGGGAATCATCAAGGTCGCCTTCATTCATCAGCAAGCTATGGCCACCATGACGGGTCTCGGCGTACTCATCAGACCATGCTGCCCAGGGCGTGCCATCGGGCGCTGTCTTTTCACGGCGCAAGCGACGGCGGGTTTGGGTTTCGATTTCGGCAAAGATTGAATCGAGTAGTTCAATTTTATCTAGCCGACCCAGTTCATTCATGCGATCCGCGAGGCGGTCGATGGATGAGAGATCAAATTCCAGTGATGTACTCATCGTTACAATAAACCGCTCATTGAATCGCGATTAAAGCGGCGGTTACTGCTGCTTGACTCAATTACATCACTGGATGTGGTGGTGGCTTCTGCTACGCCTAATGTCACCTCACCTTTAGCAATTAAACGCAGCAACGAGCGCGCATCGTCATAGCGCACTCGCTTTTCCTCGGTGCCAACATCCGCGCCATCGGCAAGGCGGTATACAACAATATCAACACAGAGGCGGGTGAGTACTTCAGGCAGTGGCGTGGCCATTGGCAATGCATAACGTTTAGCCACGTAAGTATCGATCTCCGCACTGGCGTCATTGATGGCGGGGTCTACTACCTCGCTATCTGCAATGCCATCGCCGTCACGGTCTGCAATTAGCAATAGCAGGTCTTTACTGTAACGGTCGATGATGTTTTGTTGAGTGGCGTAGGGCATGGTTATTTACCTGGTAAAATCTCGTAGAGCTTGCCGTCTTCAATATTCATACTTTTCAGGCCACTTTGTACGCGGGGTAATCGAGTTTCTTCGCGCATCTGCAAAAACAGGCAAGTATCATTTTTGTCATCCTGCTGGACTAATGCCGACTCTTTATCGTGGATAATGTAATCACCTGGTTTAAGACGTGAGAACTCGCCGCTTTCCATCACCTTCATTTCTAGCGGTTCGGATTGCAGAACCTCGGCGATATAGACCGCTGTCATTCCCGTGATCCAGATCACTAGATGATCGCCCTTGTTAGTTGTGTATACCATTCGCCTAAACCGCTTACGTCTTGCCGACGTATTCTTTATCCAGTTCAAGTGTGCAATGTGTAATCACCAGATGCGGCTCATTCTCTAACGCTTCTAGCTGCTCTTCAGAGAGAGCGTCCAAAGTGAAACTGATGCCTTCCTGGTTAAAACCAAAACCTGCACGGCGAAACGACTTAAGACCAGGGATGGTCTTCACATGAATACCTTCCACCGCTTTTGGTTTAGGCGTCTTTTTAACCGGCGCTTTTTCAGCTGGCGCTTGCTGGACTCCGCCGCCCAGTGATTGAGGTTTTTTCGGGGCCTGGTTGGCCTGATCCGTTGACAGTGAATTTTCTGTTGCCGTGCTGCCAGCACTGGCACCTGATTCACCACTTTTTTTCGCTACCATGATTAATCACCTTGAGTTATTCGGCATCCCTCGGCGCAGATGCGCCGAGGCTGCTTTGTGGTTAGGGTGACGTCACCCTTTTTTGTGGTGGGTTATTAACCTGCGCCGGTTGAGCCGTAGCTTAGCTGCCAGAACCCGTAACCAGGCACCGCACGTGCTTCAACGGAGTAGAGGAACTTCTTGCGCATAAAGACGGATTCGCTATTTGATGCGTCGGTCATCGAAACAAAGACAGGCTTCTTGCGCTCTTGAATAAGAAAGGGTTTCACCTTCTTAGTGGTGACATGCAACATCCATGCGGTATTCGAAGTAAGCAACGGATTGACCTTAACGGTGAACTGCCCCTTGAATGGGTTAGGTGAACCGTCCGCTAGCTTTTCGTTATTAGCCAGCATGTTGGCAACATTTTTTAATGCACCCGGAACCTCTAGCAAATTACCTTGAAGATTTAATTTTTTACCACCATCACGAGTGACGTTCATGATCGCGATTTGAGCGGCACCGATACTGGCTTCGGCGGCGGCTAAACCCGCATTCGATAACACGGCTGTGCCTCTGTTGCTCACACTGACAGTATCACCGCCAGCATCTTCGACAGGATGATCGGTATCGTAAAAAAATTGATCGTCGTAACACTTACTTATGAATGCATTGTTTTTCAAACCAGCATCAAGATCATCAAAAAATTCACCCGCCGATTGCCCAATCATTTCAGCCTGAACTGAGTAACCACCTAGATTGCCATCATCGATATCATTACGATCAACTTCGATGGTTGCTTCCCAGTCTTTATTAGCCAGCACATACTTTGCCGCTTTTAAACTGTTGATTACCTTGTCACCAATCCACTCACGCATCTGCGGCCAGTTAGTGAGCCACTTATAATCATTTTCAGCGCCACCGGACGGTATTACCATTGTGGTCTCTTGCCACGTGCCAGTAACGGCATCTAATGCCTTCTGAAAGGTTGTTTTAATATTCCTCGCCAAACCATCTAACGTTTCTTTATTCACAATCAAACCCGCCGCGCCGAGAAACGGCAGCACACTAGCGCCATTCATATCACTGAGCGCTAACATGGTCACGGCCTCGGCTGATAACGGCGCATCAGCAATGGCGGCAAAAGAGACACCCACGCAAGCCAATAGCCCGAGGGTGATAGTTAAAATTCGTTTCATGATGTAATCCTCTTACGATTCTATGAGCTTGGTGTTTTTTTCACCCACGCAGCCCCATTGAAGGGGCTGTTATGCGGGAGTTAAGCTGTATTTACTACGGCGCTTCAACCCAGACGCCATTGGCATCAACGGCAACAACGACACCCGCGATTGAGCGAGTGCCCGCGCCATTGGTGGCGGCTACCGTTTGATCATCTACGATGAAACAGTTTTGACGGACGTTCGCCTGCGCAACTAAGTCCGCGCCGTGGTTTTGCCAGTAGAACGCTTTGCCTCGGCGAATCAAAATTTCTTGATCGCCATCTGCACCACCTGTGTTATCTACCGCCTGTTCAAAGCGACCAAACGAAAGCAGGTTAAGCGCGGTGGTGCCGGGTGCGGCAAAGCCGGTCGCATTAAGCACCGCCAAGCCACCCGCATGACAGACGGCATTCGCGGCAACCGGCTGCGCAACTAGCTCGGCATCCTGCATCTTGGTGTTACGATCTTCAGTGAGTGCAACCATGTTTAAATCCTCTTAACTTTATCGGGCTGTTTATTTGTGAGTCGGTCGGTTATTAACCGTACTTCGCCAGGTCTTCAGCGCTGTTACCGAATTGATCCGCTAGCGCTTGCTCTGCGGCATTCATCGCGGTGCCGGTTTCGTCGTTCGGGTCTTTCTTGTCCAGGCCGCTTTCGGCGGTGATCACTGGTTGGGCTTCAACGTACTTATTGAACTCATCCAGGCCACCTTCCTGCTGACACCGTGCTGTGTGGTACTCGACTGAGGCCGGTGTGATCTTGCGATCTTTTAACGCCTGATTGATCGCGGTTTCAATCTCACCATTGAGCGCGGTTTTTTTAATTTCCGCCAACGCACTCTCTGCCGTTGTTGCGCGATTAAGTGCGAGTTCATGATCACTGCGCGGTACAAACTTATCCAGACTGGGATTCTGCGCCTGGTTTAATGCGGTATCTTTATCCCGCTTTAACGTGCTGATTTCGGCAATCACTTGATCTTTACCACCACTTGTATCGATACCCAACGCCTGACATAGCGCCTTCAGAAATTCTTCCATTGGTTTATCCTCTTGGTTTGATTGTTTGCCCTGCGCTTGATTGAGGGCGGTGACGAATAGATTGGGGTTGTTGGTTAACCCAACAGATTTAATGCCGACGATACGGCGCGTGGATTTTTCAAAAATCAAAACGGGGGAGATGTAGCGGTACTCTTTATTGCCGACCGCGTTTTGGCCGATTGCGTTCCAGTCCGGTTTCGCCCATATCTCACCATCGCCGCGAATCTCCATCGCCTTACCCCATGCGGCAGCCGGGGCGTTCTCACCTTTAGGCGCTTTAAGTTCGGTTGAATGCTCGAAATCAAAAACCAGATCGCGGCCTTTGGATTGCAGCGCGGTGAAATAATCGACAACACCTTGCGGCTGATCGTTAAGCCATGAGCGGCCATCGATACCGACGACATCTCGACCAGGCGGAATCAGCTGCACCCATTCCGGCACGCTGCCGTCGTCCGGCATGGCGAAATTGAATGCAACACAAAGCTGGCCATTATCGGCAGTAGCTTCGAGGGCTGAATTTAGCGCAATGGCAAGTGGGGAATTTCTGAACATGTCGCCATTGTGACGAACAAGACTCAGGCTGTAGACGGGAACGCGTTCCGGCTTGTGGATTTCCGATGCTGGGAACAGTAATACCACCCCGCGCGGGATTTTACCACCCGAAGTGATTCAGGTCGCCGGGAGGGGCGTTTAAATCGATTCAGAAACGTTTAATGGGTTTTGAGGGGCGTGGATGTTGCGGGTAAAGCGGGATCGGGCCTTACAGGGCTTCTGAGGCGTTATTCTGGTTTTCGTCATTTGACAGGTCTGCGGCGGCAAAATAGCCCTCATAAAGATAGCCGTACTTCTCCTGCTCATCCGGGCGAATATCCGCCTCTAATTCCTCCAGACGAGTCAAATCCGCCATCGTAAGCGGTTCTTTCTTCAGGATGGCGAAGGCCTCCTGGAATGCTGGGCTATCTTGAGACATATTTACCCCTATGATCTATTGCTATTTAACGGCCGTTGTGACCAGTTTGTCAATATATTCCGCTACTGATTTATCCCATTTTGCCAGTGCGTCACGATTTAGCAGCCAGGCGGCGAAATGTTCGGCGTGCCACTCCATGTCGTTGGCCTCGCTGTAGCGGGTTAATGCGGGCAGACCGGCGGGTCTTTTGGGTGCGCCCGCCTTGTAATGCACCTGGTGGCCCATCTCGTGCGTCCAGACACCGACGGTCTGAGCTGGGCCTGACATCTCATCTGGAATGGCCCAAGTGCGCGCTGATCCCTGGCTTGCTTTCACCGCCACCTCAACTGCGGCGGCCAGATGTGTGGGGTCTGCCTTCGATAGCTTTTCAGCTGCCCTGGCTTTAACCACTACATGATCAAACTGTCGATTAGTGAAGCCTAGCGCACGCGTTGGTCTGCCCATAGTGAACGCACCAATTGCAAAGCGTTTCCAGTGATCGCCTAGAAATCCACCGATTTCCCTTTCAATCTTATAAGCACTCTTACCGCGCGCCATTTCGGCGGCCTTAATAACAACGGTTTTAATCGGGTGCGCTTCGAGAAATTGCGAGAGTTGCGCTACCTGTTTTTCTGCACCTGGTACGCGCTTTATCACATCAGTGATACCGGCCTGATCAATTCCCTTGATGGTTGAGAAAACCATAGGTTCTTCCTGCGGCCATAACGAGGGTGGCGCATCCGGTAGCGGCGCTTTAATCACGCGGGTGGCTGCGGCCTTCTTTTCGTTTAATTGCCGTTCAGCGGTCGTTTTACGGGCGAGGCCTGGATTGGTATCCCAGCCGGGATCGATACCACGCGGCACCATCGTCACTTCGCCTGTGCGCTTGTTTAGCCACTCGCGCTGCTCAATGGTTGGCGCTTCAGTGAGGTAGTTACCGGTTTCATTTAAGCGGTCATACTCGCGCTTTGATACTTGCCTTATCCTGCATTTACAACCCCAGCCATTCGGCGGGTAGTGGCTCTGCCAAAACGGATGATCGACCGGCAACATCAACCCAGCCCAGGCAACGTGTTCTGGTCGGTGATTTTCTGATGGGCCTAGTTCATAAACAAAATAGGGGTGTGTGCGCTTTGTGCGTTGCGCACGCTGCCACTGACCCGCCGCGCGAGCGGTACGCATGTTTGCTTGGTAAATTGTTTTAAGGCGACGTGGGCTGCCGAGCTGCGCCGTTACCGTTTCACCTGTTAGCGGATCAACAACATCTTTAACACCCCACCAGCCTTTGGCCTGTAATGTTGGCTTTAAATCTTTTTTGAATTGCGCGAAGGGAATACCATCACTCAAAGCATCATCCAGCGATTGGCGAATATCGGTTAGTACATCATGCTGCATTGCTTTTGCAATGGTGAAGTTAGTAGCGTGTTCTTCGCGCCACACATCACGCCAGTCGAAGCCGGGACGCAACTTCTTTGCTCTAAAGTAGCCGAGGGCTTCTTTGGATGGTTTGGCTGGAAAAGAGAAGCCGGGCTTGGGCGTGTAGTCGCTCATTGATTATTTAAAAGCGAGGCCCAAACCAACGCACGGCGTTGTACATTAATTTTGCTTTTGTTTCTGTTACGTCATCACAACACATGGCATCACAAAACATACGATGAACGGCCGCGCTGTTTACCTTTTTGTTTTTGCAGTAGACATCATGCAGCACAGAGGCGCGGCGGTATTTACCAACGAACGGCGAACCCACAATATGCCAGAGAAACTTTGGAATACTGGCACCATCGATTATGTCGCCACTTTCGGCCGTCCAGATGCCACCCTTACCATCATCAAAAAAAACCTCTTCAAGTAAACGCATTTCGCGTTTATTACCATCTAACCATTCTGTTTTGACGGTGTTGCTAAACCTTGCCTCACTCATAATGAACTCCTATGTTTTATCTGTTGCATCACCGAGGCCACGCGCCTTGAATGTTTGAATGGCTAACTGCCTGACCAGCTCGCTGCTATCCATCTCTTCAAGTAAACCCGGCAAGCCATCGATAAAGTCCTGGTAATTTTCGGATTCATCCGCCAGCCGTTGAATCGGATCGATGATCGGCGCTAGCTGTTGCGCCCAACCATCACCCGCGATATCGGCGAGGCGGTCTATTTCGTCTTGTTCTGCTTGCGCTCGGTTCAATGCGGTGCCGTGGTGTTGACCGCAACTAGCGCAGGCGCGGTTGGCATCGGTGGCGATCGGTGACGTAGTGAGTGCAGCTGCTTGCAACACCTCGGCATCGTCAGGGGCATCGGGAATGCCAAGCTTGTCATTGATCACCGATTTTTCAACACGTAGACCGAGTGGCACCAGTTTTTCAAGCGCATTAACCAGCGCTTCCATGTCTTCCGGTTCGAGTACCTGAATCTGAATCGCTGGGTAACGCTCCTGAACACCGTGATTAAAATCGACATACGGTTTAACCAGGTCGCGATTCAGAGTGTATTCAAGCTGCTTTACATCGGCCTTTAAAATATCCTGGCGCACTTCGTCCTGTGCGTCATTGCCGCCGAGTTGGCCTGGTGTGCCTTCGGTGCTGCCGACTTGACCGAGCACGGCTTTCGAGATGAGTTTATCCAGGTATTCCGCCAAGCCTTTAAATATCTTGTCGCCGCCGCTTTGCGTGCCAGACTCTTCAAAGTCGATGCGCATTGAATCGGGTATCACTGCCGCTGCATCACTGCCGATATTAGCGACGGCGTTAATCAGCTTGCGAATGTCTTCTGGTTTTGCGGTGGTACCGTAACGCCCAATACGCAGCGGCATACCAAACACCTCAGCAAAGGCGAGCCAATCGGTGATCGTATAGCTTTTGCACATGTAGGCCACCGCGACCAGTCGCGCCAGTCCACCACGGATCGGCGCGCCAGATTTTAAGCGCGGTACATGGGTGATAAAGCGATTGCCTGGTAATGGTGTCGCGGTGCCGTCTTCTGCTTTTAGGCAGAGTTTGCGCGTGTTGTTCTTATCAAATTTAAAGAAACGTGGATCACGCCAGGCGTAGCCCTCGACTTCCGTCCAGGTACCTTCGATATTTTCAGCCCGTGAGCGAGGTGCCCACGGTGCCTTACTGGTATCCCAGTTCATCTCAATGGCGCTATAGCCTTTACCCAGGCCATCGAGCAGGTCGTCTACTGCAAAGCCAAACTCGGGGTCACGCAACAGCTCGCGGATTTCATCGGCAAGTTCCACATCTTTTTTATCATCGCTGGCGGCTTCTACCGTGCGCGCGACACCCGAGATGGCACGCTTACGGGTGCCAAGCACTGATGCATAGTGCGGGTCTCGCTCTTCCATCTCTTCAGCAAGTGTCAGGTATGCGGTGGCATCACCACTAGCGGCATCGCGTAAAATATTTGCGAGGCGATAAGGGGTCAGGCCTGACGCGACTGACTCTTCATCCCAGCGGCGATTTGTGCCGGTTACACTGACAGCGATGGGTTTTGATAACCCGCTTTTATTAACGCTTTTACCCGTGAGGCGATCGGTGATCGTTTGTTTTTCCATTACAGCATACCTCGTGTAAAGCCTGCGGTGGTGCGCACGGCGTGCGGGTCTTGGTCTTGTTTGGGGTTGTGTGTTTTCTCTACGCGGTGATAGTCGAATATTTCAACGTCCATTAAGGTGGCGAAATAGGCAAGGAACAATGCCACCGCACTATCGGCGTGACGCTTCTTGCCGTCGCTGCCGTCGTACTCGCCATCCTTATCAATCTTCGGCACACCCTTCACTAATGAAATTGAGCGCAGGTCTCGACGTACATCGACACTGCGCGGGATTTTAATCAGGCCATCTTCGAAGGCCGCCTTAAAGGTTGTCATGTTGGCGCTGTAAAACTTTTCACTGAGCTTTACGCATTCGATTTTAGTGCCGTACTTATCCATCGTGTATTCAGCTAGCGTTTCACCATTACCGGTTGCATCCATTGCGCCTGACTGAAAGCGTGGCAGGTGTTCTATGATGTGCCACAGGATTTGCTCTTGTTGCCTGGTGGGTACGTTGCGCATTTCAATAATAAACGGCACCCAGCGCACTAGGTTTTCAGCGATCATCATCGGTGAGATGACAGATAGGTGACCTTTGCGCGCGAAATCCTGCCCGTAGGTATGCAACATCTTACCGTTGAGGCCTTTGAGTAACGGGTCTAATTCTTTTTTAATCCACTCATCGGTATCAATACGGCGTAGGTTTTCCGCCATTGCAGCGAAGGCATCATCATACTCAAGCCGTAAAATAGGCGCGTCGTACATTGCCGGCTCGATGAGTATCGACGGGATATAACTACCGCTACCTGACTTGGGCGTGACGTCTAGCTCTTCGACGGCATCATCGCCATAGAAGTCATAAACCTCGGCTATCCATTTTTCCTCGCCTGCTTTGCTATAGGGTTTATCAAGGCGTAAACAGACGCGCTCATATAGCCCCTGTTCGACGGCCTCTTTGAAAGTGGTGCGGTGGACGCTACCTTTACGAGTGCCGTTTTTTATTTCGGTAACCAATTCACAAAATGGATTGTCTTCGCCATCATGCGTGGAGATAACGCGCACCTTACCGCCCCAGATTAACAGCGCTAATGCAGCCTTTAACAATTCACCGAGCTTGTCGTGGAATGCGGCCTCATCGATTACGATAACACCTTGTTTACCGCGAAGGTTTGCGGGGCGCGATGATAGCGCAACGATACGGTGATTCGATTTTGGAAACTTGATGGTATAGGTTTTTATGTGCTTGTCTTCCTGGTCTTCTTCCCAGATACCTTCTTCTATTTCACTCGCGGCATAATTAAAGGCCTTGGCCCACATCGCGCAGGCTTCGATGTACTCCAGCCCCATGTCCTGGTTATAGCCGATGTAATAAACATTTTGACCGCCTGCGGATTTGTCCGACATCGCGGTTAATACATTATCCGCTGCCTCTGCCCAGGTAAGGCCGATACGGCGAGACTTCTCGCCAATCTTAAGTTGTGAGTCGTCCGCTATCCATCGTTGCTGGTAGGGCAACAATACCGTAGGCAGATCGCCATTAATGGGGTGGCCTGCCGTATTGGGAATTAGCAGGCTATCAGTCACGGCTCACACCAAGAATACCGGCCTTAATGTTTTCGATGGTCTCTTTTGTTGCGCCACCTTTGCGCGCAATGGTTGCCGCTGTTTCGGCTGCGGTTTCGCGCTCCTGGTCTCTGATATCTTTTTCACGCTTAACATTTTCAGATGATGCGACCTCTAACCGCATTACTGACAGCGATAACTCTTTTAACATTTTGATCACGCCGGGCATTTGATCAGGGTCATCAATATCATGCAGCTTCATCGATAGATCAAAGGCCACCGTGCGCAGGATTTCATTTACGAGATTACCCACATCACCTTGCGGGGCGGCACCAAGTTCATTGATCCACATCTTAGAGACTTCACGCGACTGTCGGAGTTTTTCACCGACCTTTTCCATGCGCATTGAATAGCGGTTAACTGCTGATTTACTGATCGGTTGTTCGCCCAGTGATAGCAGTAAATCGTTAACCTGTTGCGTTACCTCAAGCTGAGAGATGCGCGGGTCTCTTAATAGCTCCTGAAGCTTGGCCAGCACATCTGGGGCAAGTTTGGCTATGGTTGATGGGCGAGCCATGTTACGCCCCAGGGCGAGGGCGCTTAACACCCGGCACGGTGGCGCGGCCATGTGCGACATCATCACCACGCGTGCTGAGTGTTGCAATCAATACGCCATTATCCTCAGTGGTAAGTAGATCTTGTTCTTCTAGCCATGCAATTTGTGTTTTCACGACATCGCCACTAACGTGATGACCGAGTTGGGCCAGCGCTGCCTGGATTACATATTCATTGTGGCTATAGCCAGCATCTTCACTTAGCACCCGCAGGATGATAAGGCGCTGATCTTCGGACACGATCCTAGATAAGCTCATTGTTTCCCCCTTTCCAGTAGGTGCTGATTGATATTGTTCATCGTGTTATTTATTTGAATCATTTGCCCTTCAACATTCTGCAATCCCTGGCCAAGCTGATCTACTCGACTATGTATCTCACCAATTTCTCTATTGCCTGGCTGGTATTCATTAATAGACTCAAGTTTCAATACGCGATCTTCGGCATCACGCGTTCGCTTGTTTAGTTGATCGATCTCATCCTGGTTTGCTTTTCGTTTATTCGATACCCAAACGAAAACAGATGTTCCAATGAGCCATACTGCAAGCGCTGCATCCAGCCAGAAACTAGCCCCTGAAAAATTAATAGTGTCGCTCACTGACGATCTCCGTTATCGATACTTTGTAACTGTTATTGAAATGGTTCGCTGATCCCTTCGACCCGCTGCCGTTAGTATTGACGCGGTTAAGATGCAGACACTACCGACGACGGCTGCGCCATTTGGCCTAACGAACGCGACAAATGATGCTGAATCAAAGGTAGGGTTAACCAGGTCAAACTCGGGTGAAATAGACCACGTCACGCCTGTGATCGTGTCGCCATTTAACCACTGAGTGATATCCTTTCCAAAGTCCAGCTCTCCACCCAGCGTAATACTGTATGGCCTCATGCCGCCGTAATCCTATGTTCGTACGGGATGGTTTCCATTCGCTCTTCGTAATAAATAATTTCAAGGCGCTCTGGCGGTGGCAAATGATGTGTTCCACCCAAACTCAGCGCCCCAGAGGCGGACGCCCGCGCAACGGCAGCACCATCAATATCAAAACTAATTTTGATATCCCCCCCCGCTAACGCATCAGCGCTAGCGTTTGCAGCAAGATTAAAACCTATATTTAATGCCCCGACCGCCGCTGTTACCGATGCGGCACTACCACTGACAGGGAAGATTGCGCCCAATCCGCCAGCTGCGCCGCTTGTTGATATTGCCGCGCCACTGATTGGTATATCCATCGAGGATGACGCCGACGCGCTCGCGCTTGCAGTTGCGTCGCCAGATAATGGCACCGATGCAGCATCACTAGATGATAGATCCGCCGTAGCGCTTGCGGCTGCGACTGCGTTACCCTCTAAACCAAGGTTGATTGACAAACCACCGCTTGCTATCGCGGCTGCAACCGCGGCACCCGAAACACCCATATCAGATGTCATTGCCGCTGCACCGATAGCCTCAGCAACCGCCGCACCGTTGATGTTGACAGCTACAGATAGACCACCGCTTGCGCTGCTTACAGTTGCCGCTGCGCCCTCGATTGGGATGCTCGCTGCAACAGTGCCCGCGGCGGTTGCGAGAGTAATCGCTGCACCGACCAACGGGATTGATGAATTCACCGGTGGCGCAATGCTTATTGTATTAACCCACATTTCGGTGTCGGTCACGTTTTCGGCGATCACGACTACGCCGCTATCTGATGATGCTATGAAATCACCCTGGTGCGTCATCGAGTCGTTGAACACGTCCGACCCTGCTGTATCCTCAAACAATACCACCTCTGATGAAAACAATATCGTGTCTAATGGCGATGTTTTATAGACAACAGTCGGCCCGTCGCTCGTTGTATTAACAACGATCATCAGCTCTTCGTCAGTTGAGCTGTCAATCTTCTTAACGAGCAGCGCAGGACGCGTTTTATTGTCAGCAGGTGCCCATGCTTCATAAGACCCTGCCCACGTACCCGCAGCGGTGCGTGTGACTAATTTAATCGCGTCGGCATCATCTTTATAACCGATGTATAAAGTATGATCGCTAGATCGAGCCATAGTGACATGGTTGTCGGCGACTACCCCGGCATCAAGCGCGGGTATGTCGTCGCTTTCATTTATCCAGTTTGTAAGATTTGTTATATCAGCGTCTTCGTCGATGACGTAAAAGTATTGCGTAGCGCCGCCTACCGCTCCATCTTCTGCGCAAAACACGCAAACGTAATTAGTACCATTATGAGTAAACCAGCAGCTACTGACCGAGCCATGGCCATTGTTATCGGCTATCTTGACGCGATCCGCTAGCCACGTAGCGCCACCATTGGTTGACCGCTGGACTTTTAGTCCAGTGCCGTCTAACTCAAACGCCCAAAGGTACCCGTTCGGGGACTTTGTCAGACTCAGAGTCATGTCGTAAGTAGACCGCGACAGACCCGGCACGGTTATACCGCCAGCGCCCGCAGTGCCTACAAGCGGGGAATAATCACCAGTTTGGTCATCGTAGAACGCTGACCAAAACCTGACCGTCGAATTGTGAGGGCCAAGACAATAGAGTATTTTCGCCGGGTCATCCCAGTATACATCTGGCCGTCCAGAACTCCTGTTTTCCATTTGCAAATTTGTGAAAACGGGAGTACCGGTAATGTTTTTACAGACGTAATGATCCTCTGATGTGCCGTTTGTTTTCGGGAGGAGACCGTCGTACTCACCCGACGCAGTGTTAAGCCAGTGGCGGGTAAAGTCTTTGCCCGCGTACTGCTTGCCGCCGCCCACGTTGTGCAGTGACGCAGTGTTAGTACCTGATATTACAGCTCCAGCCATGGCGATAAAATCTAATTATCTTCTTGGTAAGACAACTGCCCATTATTAAACTGGACGTTCGTAGCTGCGCTTACTATTTGTACAGGCCCGCCCTGGAATTCTGACCATAGGTACCTACCGAGTGATACATCGGTGTCATCAATTAAAAATCCGAATACCCAACCCCAGTCGCCTGTCGGGTTAGGGAAAGCAACGGGCGCATTGTTACTTGTAGTTGCGCCGACACCGGTCGAAACAGTGGTAGTGTCCGCACCGTGAGTCCCTGCCCAGTTAGCCATATTCGATACTACCGCAGCGTTTGCATATCCATTGCCTACAGGTGTCGAGATCGACGCGCCACTTTCAAGCCCGGCATTTTGCTGAGTGAGCACAGCACTGCCATCGGCAATCACTTCATTGTTAACCCCTGGGTACGATGGCTTAACACCTGCCGTAGTTCCCGCAGTTGTGACCATGTAGAGCCGCCATTTATTGCTATCGTCCTGCACAGCTATTAAGTCGTTTAGCGTTAGAGGTGTACCAACAGCATGGACGCCATTACAGACGATCAATTTGATGTAAGTAGTTGCTGGCGGCACCAGCGATTGCCCTCGCAGCCAGAAATCGATAAGTGCATTTTCGAGTGCGTTTGATTTTGCGCCCATAATCTAATCCTCTATAGTTTTATTGTACTGACGGTTACAATCCCGATTTTTATCATGCAGATGAGCAATTATTCCGACTCATCTTCAGATAGTAGATGACCATCGGGCGCGGCCATTTTCCCAGCCAGCCATGCCTGCACATCGAACCCCGGACAGGTCTTACCTTTATTAATTTGGTTATGACCAATCACGCGCGCGCCTTTAAAACGGCTCTTCATGCCAATGGTTAACACGCGTAACGCGTGCCATTGCTCTTTGGTGTATTGATCTGTACCAATTAAACAGATGGCAATTGATTTATGGTTATGACCACGCACATGTGCGCCTGCTTCACGGATGCCACGGCACGCTTGAACGGCACCTGACGTGGGCACAACAAAGTGATAGCCAATGTGCGGCATGTGCTGTGCGTTATGGCCGATTAGGCGTGGGGCTCGTTTAAAGTTTCGTTCGGCGTGCCAGCGATCAACATCTTCCGCCTTGTGCCAGCGCCCGTTGGGCGTAGCTGAACAGTGGATGATAATTTCGTTAACGTTAGCAGGTAGGAGTATGCGGCTCATATCTGGATCATAGATATAAGCAGTGGCACTGTAGCGAGGAAGGCGTTCCGGCTTGGAGGTGTATTGCTTTTATTAAGTTACCGGTAAAAACTTAATCGAGCAAGTGATTAAAACAGTGATGCCTGTGGGTTTTCAATGCCTATGGTTCCATCGGCCTCAATCGCTTGTGTCGCACGTTTTAATACATTGCGTATGCCGCGCTCGGTGAAATCATATTTTGATGCGAGTGCACCTAGCGTTTCCCCGGCTTGTCTATCTGCATAGATTGCCTGGTCTCGCACCGCTCGCATGGCGGCAACGCAGCGCGGTATATCAATTTTTTGGCCGTTATAGTGCGCGCTTAATTTTGTGACGGCATCTATGCCGAGTAATTCAACTAGCCATGGGCTGAGTTTTGGGTCTGTTGGCATCGATACCTGACGGCCTGCACGCGCACGGATGAGTACCAGCGTGAGCGGTACATCGATCACGCTGATTAATTCGTGAATCGAATCCGGTAACAGATAGAGGGGCAGGTGATCGCTCATCGCTGGATATGCTCGAGAACTGCTTTGGGTGTTGGCCAGCGGCGGTTTCTTTCTGCTTCGTCCGTGATGGATTTGCGCAACTTATTAGCCCCAAGCTCACGAGAGGTAGCTACCCATTCACGGCGTGGCCACAGCTCTTTTATGAATCGGGTGGCGGCCATCTCCATGACATCACTCGCGGGGGTGTTATCCAGGCCGAGTAATAGCATGTCGATATGGGCATCACACACCACGCGGGTAAACCACTCTGGAATATCACGCGGTGCGGTCAACCCTTTTAATATTTCAATTGATTGCGCTGTTTTAGAGCTGCCCGTTAATGGTGATTTAATCGCCGTTGAATGCGTTGTTTCGCCACGGGAGGCAATTGAGTTGATAACGCTGCTTAAGTAATTATGATTCGTGAGCGGCTTCCAGCTTGCCTGTTGGCGGCGCTCTCGCATTGACTCCACCGTTTCAACCATTGCAAAGTTTAACAGCGCAGGGTCATCACAGAGCGCTAGTGCTGTGTTTGCAAGCAGATACGCGCGGCTCCAGCGTAGTGCTTGTTTGCGTGGTTTGAACAGGCCGAGGTAGGCGACCATCGCGGGCGTAATCTCTTTTGACAGTACCCCGAACAATTGGCGCGCGCTGTCATCTTCGCTGGCAGCCTCTATGTTGATGGGCGTGTGGCAATGTGGGCACGGGATATTCATCCGGTAAACCGCCCTTGTTTCTCGGCATTTTTTACCAGAGCAGTGATGATGCCTTGCAGTTCGGTAACACCGCAGAACTCCAACCGTTCACGCTGGTACATTCTTTTAGCCATACCAACAGCATACGACCATGGGCGGCCAGCCTCTGCGAGTAGTGCCTCGATCTTTTTTAGTTGTGGCTCACAATCAATGGTGTGGGGTGTACCGTGGTGCTTACCGATGCGTTTTTTTGGCTTAATCTCTAGCCTTTTTCGCTTGAGAAAATCGATCACCTTATTCAGCTCGACCAGTGACATATTGGCGCAGCTAGTTTTACCGGTGAGGTTCTTTAGCATCTTCTGATATGTGCTGAGTTGGCCGGTGGCGTCGTCGCCGTCATCGTTGGCAATGTTGAGCTGCTTGATGCCGATGTGAATGATGGCGATACGGCTGCGTATGGCTTTGCTTTTAACTGTCATTTTCATTCAACCATTCGATGTTGGTGTTGTTTTTTGTTAGGTGTGATTTCATGCTTCTGAATGATGTCCAGTGGGTGCTATATTTTTTTGCCTTATCAAAATACCCCTTCTTTTTGGCTTCTCGTTTACCCAATATTTTCACCATGTCCTTTGTTAACGTTACCGGCCACCTGTTAACCTCTACGCAAGGAAAAAAACGACGAAGCTCTTCGCACACTTCGTCTCTATTTAAAAACCACTCGCCTTTAAAAACCCCATTAACATAAATTGACACTGCATTATTAAAGGTACTAATACGAACAAGTGTAAGCTGAACCTTATAACCATCAATCATCAGGTCAACGGTATTATAAAAACTGAATAGCTTTTCGGTGATGGCTTCCCATTGTTCTTTGGTTGGTTGGCTTGGTTTAGCTGCTTTGGTCACGTTGGTCTCCTTTAATTAAGCCCCTGCCACAACGTGTGGCAGGGGAGTTGTGCAGCCCTTAGCGTGGGCTAACCGGCAAGGTCTTGGGCGGAAAGGAGTCACCCGTCCTTACTGCCAGTGTTTAACGCCACCGCTGGCTGGGCGTGCCCGTTGCGGGCTTGAATTACTCGGCGTTGGCAATGTCTAGTGACACTTGTTTAAAGCGTGCGCCGGGTTCTTTGCGCTGATAAATTCGCAGGTACTGAGTGGAGCCGATGACCGTCATTGAATCGGCAATGGCGCGCATGGCGTCTTGCCATTTTTCATCTTTGATATCGATCTTCTTTAGGCTAAGGATTCGCGCGCGGTTTACCTGACCTTCTCTATCTACTTGAAAGGCGTGCTGTACCAGGGCTTTGATGTTGACGTGTGAATCATCCGTGCCGTTGCTTTTACTCATCCACTCGTTAATGCATTCGTCGATTAATACTTTTGCAATCTGTAATTTTTCATCAAATACCAGGTGATCACTAATGGCGATTTGAACCTTAGTGTTGCCGTCGAAACTTAACAGGCTGAGATTGCCCTTTTTCCCGCCCATGCTGGCGTTGTAGCGTTCTGCGGATAGTTCCACGAACGCCTGGATATCTGCCAACGTTCTGCGCTTTAAATTAACCAGTTGCTGACTAAGTGCCAGCGCTTCATAAGCGATGTTGGTAACCAGCTCATTTTTGAGCTTGTCATGATCAGAAACCAGCGCAGTCGGCACCAGATGCCCCTGCGCGTTGATCATGTGTTGATCATTGACCGTCATGATTTACCCCCTGCCTTGACTCCAGAACGTTACTGCCTTTGATTAAGGCGCAGGCCATAAAACCGCACCAGCCGCCTGCCATGAAAATGATTACTGCATAACCGATATTCCCATCCATAATATGGCCTCCTGTGTTTAGTGATTTACCCATTGAACCTTGCACCCCTGAAAATTGATGTAGCTAACTGGAGCGCCTCTGTCCCCGCGATTATTAACGTTGGTAATCGCTGAACTAATTTCTGTGACGGCCTTACATGGCACCACATCAATTACTGGCGCACCTGCTGTGATCATGATGCCGTTAACCTGGATACCTTTTTTCGCCAGCGCTCTAACGATGTCTGGGGTCTGATTTAATCTTTGGATAATTGCCTGGTCATTCATATTGCTCACCCCTCTGTGGTGTTGTGTTGGCATTGGCGGCATGCCTGGAACAACTGCACCCGCATTTGATTAGTGTTGGCGTAGGGCCTACGCTGGATCTCAACACAGCGATTAGCTGGGATTGAATCAAGCACCGGGCATTGCACGGTGACGTTCATTAACGCGCCCCTGACTGCCTTTTCAAAGGTGGTTAAATCTGACGGATAACGATTCCCCAGCACTTGATTAATACCAGAGTTTGAATAGCCGATTAACGCGCCCACTTTCTTCTGACTCTGGCCTTTTTCATCGCAGGCTTTGGCGAGTGCGATAACCCAGTCTGGCGGATTGTTATTCCAGAACTGATTGGCTCTATTCATTGATGCGCTCATTGCGGGCGCTCCACGGGCTTAACGACTTCGCCCAGGTTGGGATCGAACACCTGCTTAATGCGCTGCACCATGGGTGCTTTGCCGCCGGTATTTCTGGCTTTTACAAAGCGATAGCGGGCAGGTGTCGTGCTTCTGTTTCCCTTTTTCTCTTTCTGAGTCATCATCAGATAACCGACTCGATAGAGGTGCTTGATGTAATCACGCGCGGCGGATGGCCTGATCGGAAACTCTTTTGTACTTGCTAACGTGGCGAGTTCTACATAGTTAAATTCACCGGTTATTTTCATGGTGCGCCACATGTTCTGCTGCGCAGCCCCCTGGGTGACTATCTTCCCCTCGCGAGTAACGCGCGGGGCATCAATGCCGATATCGTTAATCAATTGCCAGATAATGGCCTTGAAGCTTGTGGGCGAGTAGCCAACTCGATTTTCCCCCGTTCGCTTAATAAACCCGGCTTTCTCCATACCTTTAAGATAGGTGCGGATGGTTGGCACCTTGATGCGTGTTACATCTTCGACATCTGATGTAGAGAAGGTTTTCTTTTGCCGCATTGCCTCCCACATCACCTGCCTACCTTCTGGGTGTTTTGCGTTGGTTGATACATCGACTGGCTTGCGGCCTACGTATTTTCTGGTCATAAGGCACACTCCACATCGGGGGTTAGGCCGTTATGGCGCAATATTGTTCTTGCGAGCCGGTACGCGTCTTTAAAGCCGTTTGCCATTGAGACATAAGCAGATTGCTCTTCCCAGCGATCAAAATTAAATGCTCTATTTTGCAGGCGCTCATATCTGTAGTTGTATAAATCAACCCGAAGTTTTTCACCTTGCAGCCAGATACGATCTCGCATGGGGATGTTTAATCTTACTTGTGTTTTTTCAACCATTACGCCACCTTCCTTTGTGGTGCTTTGCCGATGTAAATGGGTTGATCCGCCCATTCTGTCAAAGAAACATGGGAGTGGCCTTCATCGATGGCAAACGACTGAACATTGTGAAGGTTAATGCATAGCCTCCTAGTACAGCCTTTTATAGCTGTCATTATTTTTTTTAAGAGATCATCGCCGATCACGATTTTGGGAGAATATAGTTGCTTTAAAAGCTCTGCGTCACTATAGGTTGCGGGCTGGGCAGGCACCCATTTTAAAACACGATTATGAAAGCGCTCATTTGCGGATAGATTGGTTTCCAGCTGCTCTTCGCCGATCAGTAGGATGGCGGCGTTGCTGCCTTCGTAAACATCACGGACGATTTCCTCGTAACCTTTTGCGACCATGTAATCGAACTCATCGATAATTAGCGGTCTGCCCGATAGCGAGAGCTGTTCTGCGACCTGGTCGGCCATGTCTGAAATGGTGCGTGCCTCTTTTATGCCCATTTCTTTAAGCACGTTTTGAAGGAATGCTTTTGTTGTCCACGATTTTTTACAGGCGACATGATAGGCGTTGTATCGATTAGCAGCGTAGGCGGCGGCGAATGATTTACCGTAACCCGATGGCCCGTAAAAACTCACTAGCCCTGGCAGTGATCCGGGGCGGCTGATTGCTTGTTCTAATACACCTGCACAGAGTGCAACATTGGTAAGCGGTGCAATATTGTTGACGACTGCCTCTTCTTGGGTCATGCTTCTCTCTCCTTAGTTGTTTCCGCTGTGCCAACAGCGGGTTTAGTTGGCCTCTCCAATGGAGAGGCCAAATTCTTTAAAGAAATCCTTCATCATTTTGTAACCACTACTCTGCTGGTAGCGTTTTAGTGCCGCTTTTAAGTCATCGCTCACTGGCTCACCATTTTGCATTTGGTGCTCGACTCTTGCCCATCTTCTGTAGCGATCTTCTGGGGTTTCTGATTCGGTAATATTCAGCACTACTGGTTTAAATGTGTTGTTGGCGATCTGCTCTTTGATCTCTTTTTCTCGTTTTGTTTCTTCAGGTGCTGTTGGTTGTTGTGATGCTTCTAGCCCGGTGACTGATTGAATGGCTGGCGTGGTGTGTTCTGTGCTTTTCGGTGGAAAGGCGTAAATTTTTTGACTCTGTTCAACCTGATGTTGGCGAACGACATCTGCCACATTGTCGGTGATTTCCTTCTTATACCGTTTGTACTGTTTCGATTGCTCGTTAAGGAATTTTTTCTGATGCGCTTTGATGGCTGCCGCCGCTTCTTTGCGCGAGGTACCAAGTAATTCAGGGCATTCTGCCCAGCAAATAAAGCAACCAGAAATATAGACGGCGAGACGCCCGATATCCTGCTCATCGTAACGGATGGTGACCTTTGTCTTTTCGTGATCGTCCATGTGTTCAAATAGTTTGGGGTTGCAGTACCAGTGTTTTTTGAATCGGATACCTTTTTTCTGAATTGAACATGTGCCGGCAACTTCTGCGAGTAGCATATCGAGCACGCGTTCATCTGAGATACGGCGTACTGGCGCTGTCCATTCTGATGCTTTTTGGAAGGGTGTTTTTCCATCCATGTCATCAGCACCATGAATGTTGTGCATATAGAGGTGGTCTGTCCATTCATCAAGAATTACTTGTAAATCGTCACTCGATAACGCCACATCAACCACGGCATCTTTATCCATAATGCGTTGCGCGAAGGCTTTGCGTGATTCAATCACTTTACGTTCTGCGACGTTGTGGCCTATGAAGCCGGGGAGTAGATCGAGTATGCCGTGGCTCATGGTACGCATGGCGCGTTCGATGGTGCCTTTCTCTTCTGATGCAAAAGGGATACATACCTCATGTTCTAGCTCTAAGGCTTCAACTACTTCATCTATCTGCTTAGATACATAATCTTTGCCGTTATCGGTTCGGATCGCTTCGGGTATACCCCACGCGATGGCTGCACGGCGGAACACCTGACAAACGGCGGTGGCCTTTGAGGTCTTGGATACGTAAAGTTTGAGGCGACGTGAATACATATCAATAACGCCGACTACGGAGTGACGGCCGTCGGTGAGCATCCAGTCGCCAGGGGTGCTATCCATCTCCCATAATTGATTAAGGCGGATGATCTGGTCGTGATGCGAGCCGACCGCAGCCATGTAGATATTTTTCCACTTGTCGGGATTGGTGATCTTTGTCCACAGTTGCGCGTTGTCTGCTTTCCACGATTTTATATAGCGATCAATGCCCTTGATTGAGACGATATCTAGTTCTGTGTGGCCTGCTTCGATATAGGCTTTGATATCTTTGGCTGTGATATGCGGGTATTTAAAGAGAGTACCGAGTACGATCTTTTTCAGTGCTTCATTGCATTCGATTTTGCTGCGGCCTTTGTTTTGGCCGTAGCTATCGACCAGAGCCATGATGCCGTTGTTGAATAGATCATTTTCCCAGCGGTGCAGACTGGCGGCACTGAGGGTGTGAGTGCCGTTGTATTTGGGCATCTGCTCTCGCACCCACTGTGGTGGGTCAATGGTGTCTTTGTCGAGCGTGTGGTCATTGAATGCCTGGGCAAACTGGGCACGGCTCGATTGCTTGGTGCCGCCGTGGGTTTGGCGGTAGATGTTAAGGGCTTCGACTGTCCATTTACGTGCTTTGGCGCGTGTTTTTTTAGGCCCAGCGGGCAAGGCTGAAAAGTCTTTTAACGACTGCTCTTTTCTGGTTAATCTCGCCTGGGTTGATTCTGCTAACGGCCCCATGATTTTATCGAGTGCGACTTCGTTAGGCAGCGGCGTTGCTGCGCTCATGACGTTGACGGCCGCTACCGCTTGTTGATGGCGTAGGTGGCGTTGGGTTTCTTCTGGCAAGCTGTTGATGTGGTATTCGCGGCCTTTTCCTTTTGCTCGCTTTCTACTTTCCCACGATTCACGATCGGCAATCTTATTGATGCCTCGTGGCGTACTAGGGAGCAGTGGCAAACCAGCAAGATGAGCAGTGGTGAACCATTCCTGATTCATTGGTCGCCGCCGTCGTTAAATAACGCTAGCTCTGGTGACGCGCTCTTTTTTACATTCTCGCGATGCCAGGCGATATCACTCATGACTCGGCTGAGTGCGGAGAGTGTTTCATCCGCCTCGCCATTATGGTTGTAAAAACAGATAAGGTGGTTCATCGCTTCGGCAAACGAGCCTTGCACATCATTCAATTTTTGGGGGCATGCCTTGCGCCCTGTGGGGATGTCGATCATTAATTTATGACACGATGCAGCAAGGTATTGGGTCATAAAATCGATGCCGCAGGCGGCCTCAAAGGGGCGAATTAGGATGGCTGGCATCCGGCCACTTTCCAGCCATTTATAGAGGTTCCATTTATTGGGAATGCCCATTAAATCGGCAATGTTATCCACTGACCGGTTGTGCTTGGCCAGAGCGTGTTCCAGGCACAGTTCTTGTGCGTGGCGCAGGCTGTTGGGTTGGGCTTTTTTCCAATTCCGTTTAGCCATTGGAAACCTCGATTTTTGAGTGTTTCAAAACGCGGCGCGCGAGTGCTCTATCGTGACGCTGGTGGGGCGTGAGATGATTTTCACATCGACGAAACAGGAGAGTGATGATCATGCGCTATACGCCTCTATCTACAGCACCGCTGACGGTGGTATTCTGGGGGTATCGAGTTGGCCAGATATCTGAAGGCGGAACACCAATCGCATCAGCGATAAGGCGCTCGCCTTTGGGCCATGGTCGATCTAGAGCGGTTTTGAGTGTAGTGGGATCAGAGTAGTCGTGATGCTTTGACAGCTTGCGTAGCGACCAACCGGATTTTCGTAATGCAGCGATAATGTCAGCACGATGCATATCCTCTATGACTCTTTTTTTTGTCTGCGTTGATTCACTCATGGGTAGATAAGTTACCGCAGATATTCGTGCTTAGCAAGCATATTTTCTTGTTCCGATTCCTTGGGCTTAAGAATATATGCGTAAATTAAACTAAATGGTTGAAATTATGGGTAAATTATGGAAAAAGGAACAGGGAAGAGAGAACGGGAACAGCGTTCCTTTTCAACTGGAGGGAATCGGAACACGAATATCTGAGGTGTCTCGTGGGATTGGCACTCGAAAAAAGGCCGCAAATATTGCGGGCGTGTCTACCGATACTCTTCAGCGCTACATTAGCGAAGATGTTAAGCCGTCGTTTGAACCACTAGCACGCTTATGTATAGAGGTTGGTGCGTCACTAGAATGGCTAGCGACTGGTAAAGGGACTATGCAGCCCAATATGGTGGCTGAGGGCGAGGTGGCGTATCAGTCGGGCAAAATGATTGTTAATACCGAGCTGTTACAGGAGGTGTTAGAAACGGTTGAAACCGTCCTGCAAGAGCGAGGGTGTGAACTCAGGCCAGATAAAAAATCAGAACTAATTTCAATTATTTATGAGGAATTTAGCCAGGAAGAAAGCGAACCAGACACTAATAAGATTGTTCGACTGATTAATTTGGCGAGCTAAGCGCCTTCTCGTACTCGATATAGCTTTCATTTCCTTTAAGGGCAGCACCGATTATCTTAATCTTTTCTGCTTCAATTTCCGCGCGTTCTATTTCACTTTCATGCATTGAGTGAGTGTAATAGGCTTTGTATTCAGGTGCGATGATAAACCCCGTTAGCACAAAAAAAGCAGTTAGAAGCACGTACTTAGTGGTCATGCTCAATCTCCATATATTTTTATTGTAAGCGTCTACTTACAATATCGACTATAACGGAGTTCTGATTAATGATAGAAAGCTATTACTTAAAGGACAACGATGTGTACCCAGCTTAATATTAGGCCTGCGGTCATTAGAGACATAAAAATCAGCCTCACATCATCCTGACGACAGCTACATCGTTTTTGATAAGTGCTAGCTAGTAGGTGCTCTACCTTCTTCTTCATACGATTATTCATACACAAAATATATATCATTTAATCGACAGCGATCACTGTATAATTTTACACTAGAGTTTCAAACTACTTGTCCACGTCGTTATTTGGCGCATCAAAAGTGTGTCTCGCAGATTTTCGCGGAATTGATGTCAGAGCTATTTAAGTCGTTGTATTGTTTAATTTTCCCGAAAAATCCCGGCCAATCCCGCTTAATCCCATATCTTTCATACTAAACGTCTAGTCACACAACAGGCCACACAGTGCGCTTTTACCCAGCAGCAAACGTCCCAGTCGATGGCGATTAAAGAGATGCGCAATCGCACTACCATTATGAGGC